AGCAGGCTGGATACCTTGGGCTCTTGCCGCTTTGTAAGCATCCAATTCTTTGTTAAATGCTTTAGTTGGCATAGACCTTTGGCTATGTGCATCACCAGTGTTCATCTGTATACTCAAACCCTTACAGCCAAAGCATCCTTCAACTGGCTCAGGGTGATGTTCCCAATGTTTCATATCGCTGTAAAGTTATCCTCTGTGACACCTACACCGCCAGCTATTAGTGCTGCCTTAGTAGCATCATCTACTGTGTGGTTATAGCCACCTGCGTATACTTTAGGGAATGCTTTCAAGTCACCATCGACTGGGTAGCGAACCTGTGCGTATCCACCTGTAGGCTTTAGTACTATTGTAATGCCCCTGTCAAGTTTATAAAAGTAGAATAGGCGGGCTTTACCTGCTGGGCCCTCTTCGGCCACAGGGGTTGTGAAAATGTATTCAGTCATAAGTCCTCCTAATGAACTCACCCCAAGGGGTAGGTTTCTAGGCCTACCCTTCAGAGTCAATCAACTAGAGAGCTGCGATTGAGGAGCCTGATTCAATACGGAACAGTGCTTCTTCACGATAACGTGCAAAGCCGAGTACGCCGTACCAACCCATTGGGCGGAAGCGCATCAACTTATCGGTTACGTTTCCGATAACAATGTGTGGCTCTTCTGCAACAGCTTCAGCAAGTGCTTGCTGTCCGCAGAGGATAGTATCAAATACGCGTGTTACTGGAGTTACAGTTACAACAGTAGTTGCTGTTACAGCAGCAGTGTTAGCAACATCTACAGTGAATGTAGTTGTTGAACCTGAAGTGCTGATAGCAGAAATCTTTGCTGTAGAAGCAATGCCAGTTCCAGAAATCTTGTCGCCAACCTCAGCGCGAGTTGCAATTACAGCAGAAGAAGCAACACCGAAGGTGAAGCCTGTTGCTGTACCTGCAACGGTTACTGTGGTTGTAGCAAGAGCAGACTGGTCTGCGCCATCTTTAGCGCTTGGCAAACGAGAAGACTCAACAAAGAATGCTCCTTCGTAATCGCCAATTTCTCCAGCCCATACGTTATTAACGGCTGGGTCAGAGTTGATGTGAGCGAAGTTCCAGCCTAGGTTTCCAGACTCTGCACGCAGGTCGTGGGAAACTTCTGGGTGGATACCGCACCAGTAGTAAGAGCCACGGCGAGCCTTGGCCTTATTAGCACGGAGTTTAGCGACAGCCCTACGGATGTCTGCTGAATCAATTGTTGCGGCTGCGGCAATTGTTGCGGTGCTTGTAGCAGTGCTACCACCGTAAATTACGTTAGTTCCGCCGACAAGAGTTGTTGAAACAACTTTGTCAATAGAATCAGCAAGGTTATATGCAATGATATTTGCAATTGCTGGGTCTACATCTGCTAGTGAGAATAACTCAAGAGCGCGGGTTACTAGAACAGCATTGCCATACTCATTGAGAGTAATGGTTACTGATGTTGGGGTTGTAAGAGCAACTGCATCTGGGTCTGTTGTTTCAGTCAGAGTACTTGTTGCTGAGTCTAGGTCAACATAGCGCTGTAGCACTACGGTTGAGCCTGGTATTGCTTGTCTAGCGGGGCGTTTGTCTGCGACTGAACGAAGTAGTGGTTCAGAACGTAGCGCAAACTCAAGAAGACGGTCATACGCCTTCTGTACTAGACCAGCTCCACCTACTGTTCCACCTAATGTGGCGGAACCTGTTGATGTAAATGCATTGGCCATTTTTTTGCGTCACCTCCAGTGACTATGAACGGTTATTGTTGTTGTGACTGAAGTATAGATAGTAGCTCTTCCGCTGAAGTAGCTTGTTTCATGCGTTGCTCTACATCTAGCCCTCTGTCAGGTGTCAAAGCACCTTGTGTCAGGACATCTTGCTGGCGAAGCCGTGCAAGGTCTTGCTGACTTACTGGTGCCTCTTGTTCTGCTACCTTGATTCCAAACAAGTCTGCGTTATCATCGAGCCAATTAGAAACTGACTCCTCGTTAACATCATCCAAGTCTTTCAATACAAGGCGTGCAGCCTTTTGGTTGACACCTTTCTTTTCTAGGACTTCTTTGACAAGTCGCTCACGCTGCACCTTGGATAAACCCTCAAGTTGCTCAGTGAGTTCCTTTATACGTTTCTCATCAGAACGTTTAGCTTTACGGAGTTTCTTTAGTAAGTCACTCTCGGCTGTACCAAACGACTGTGACTCTGCATCCAGGTCATCGTCTTCTTCATCCCAGTAGTTGTTGCTCATAGCAACCACCCTTCTATTCGTTGTTAGTCGCAAGCCTCAAGTCTATTCGGGGAAATAGGTTGGCTCTTGCTATCGGTCTAATACGCTGCATGGGGCCGATGAGTCCATGTCAGGATTCTAGTATGCTGCTCGTGTGTCTTTCGTTAACTTACCTACGCCACCGCGTTTTTCGAACTGAGCTTCCTCTAGTCCAATAATCTTTTGACGAGCTCGCTTAGCTGAAGCTAGTCCTTTAAATTGTTCTTCTTCTAGTTGCATTCTTCCAACTTGACCAGCTTGTGTATTATAAAGTCCACTTAGTTTTTCAGCAACAGGTAAAGATTCTGCTACTCTAGAGTAACCTGTTCTGGCGGTTTGCAAGTCTATACCTTGATTGAGTAGTTGCTCAACGCTTAGTCCTTGGCGAGTTACTCCCTGGATTCCAGTTGCCTCAGTAGGTGCTTTGTCAAGCCCAATGCTTAGGTTCTGGACGAGGGCAGCTCCACCAATCTCAGCTGCTTGAATCTTGCGCTGAATAGCTGGCAGTTGATTAACAGGGTCAATGACATAGGCCAAGATGTCTGTATCGTTTAACTCAGGGAATAGTTTGTTCAGAGCGTCTTTAGTCTCTGATGCACCCTTGACGATTCTATCATATCCAGCAGATACACGTCCAGCTAGTTCATCAGCTGATATTGAACTGCCAATTAGACTACCGTATCTATCACGGTTAGCAAACTGTTTCAAGCCATAAGCATTAAAGATTTTACTAAAAGCTGCTTCGGTAGCTAAATATATTTTATCATCTAGCATTGCAAAGCCTGCGTCTTGAAGTTTTTTGTTTCCAGTAAAACGATTGAGGTATGGAGTATTAAAGCGTTTATCATACTTAAGAAGATTCAATGCATCAACTGATTCAATGTTAGGGTATAATCTACGAATCTCAGCAATTACTTCTATAAGGCCTTCTACTCCAATAGCCCCTAGGGCCTCAGCAGCGGCTTGTAATCCTGCATCCTCAAGGGTTGCATATTGTGACTGTTGATTAACAACTCCTTTAAATACAGGAGGTAATTGCATATAGTTAAACTGACCAGATGCAACAGCATCAGTTATAATTTTATCGCCTTCAGCTACAGCTTTTTCTCCTTCAGCTGCGGAAAGTTTAGCTTCTGCTGCTAATCTTTCTGCTTCTGCAATACCAGCTTCAGCCTCTGCTATGAGCGTAGCTAAATCATCTTCTGCCTTAGTGATGGCTTCTTCAAAAGATGTTTTTAATTTAGTAGTTTGTGCAGCAATAGCTGCTTTTTCAGGGTCGACTACCTTACTAGGGTCATACCCCTCAAGGGCTCTCTCAACTTCATAAGCTTTTTCTTTTTGAACAGCAGTTATAGTGCCAGATTCAGTGGCCCTGGAAGCAGGATAATTTGTTTTGCCCAACTCAGCATCTTTTTGAGCATCTGTCTTAAATTTTTTGGCCATATCCTACCTATCCGATAAAGTTTCTAATTAGGACTCTGCTATCACTAAGTTTTTGTTCTTTTACTATTGGCGAATCTTTAGCTTCAGGCAGGGTATAGAGATACTTTTCCCAATCGTTGAATGGCATAACCTTATCTCCCGAGTATACTGGAGCAAGTCTTGTTAAGTCTACTTGATTCTGAGGGATTCCTGTAAACCTAGAGTATGCAGCTACATAAGTTCCTAGTGCTTCTTTAGGGCTCAGGCCCTGCTTAATATAATCTTTAATAGCAGGCATAGCAACTTCTGCTTGAAGTCTAATCTTGCTAAGATTATTCTCTAACGCTTGCTTACTGCGTATTGAATTGATAGCTAGTTTGTATAAAGACTTATCATCAATAGGGATTCCATAGTCCCTGTATTCTTGTTGCAAAGCATTGTAAGTACCGCCAAGGGCGCCCTTACGCATAAGCAAGCTATCTGCTTCATCGATGCCATCTTTGAATACTTCTTTTGCTTTATTCTGAACCTCATCAAGAAGTAACTGTTGACGCTCTAGCTGGGTTAATGGTCCCTTACGCTTCTTCTCTAAATCATTAATCTTTTTAGCATAGCTTTCAGCTTCCTTCTTGCTAGCCTTAATATCTAGATAATCAAGAACAGACTGTTGTAGTTCTACTATCAAGGCATCAGCTGGGGTCAGAGCAATCTTACGAGCAGCGCCAGTCTTTGTGCCAGCTAAGTCAAAGAATCCTTGAGCGAGAGTTGGATTAGTAACTAATTTATTTACAGCATCGCTATAACTATCACCAGTAGTGTCAGCATAACGCATGACATTTTCTAGCGCTTCCATGTCTTCTTCTCTGACGGCTATATTTCCACCAGCATTAACTAACCTCAAAAGATAATCTTCGGTTGGTGCTTTGTTACGGCTGTATAAACCACGTATCTGAGCAAGTTTTGCTAGAAGTTCAACCTTCTGCTCATTGTTTAATGTTCCAAATATCTTGGCACCATCACCTGGAGCATACTGAGTTACTCCATAAGTTTTCTTAATAACATCATAATACTTTTTAGTTTTTGGCCTTGGCTTCCTGATAACTTCTTCGCCAGTAACTATTTGAGTACCGACAGGAACGCCAGTAAGGCCTTTGTTTTTGTCTGCAGTATCTGTTGTTACAGTAGTTGCAGCTTTCTCAGCTTCAGCAGATGGGCCAAGGTTGCCAGATGGAGTTGGAGTTGGCTCTGACTTTGGGTATCTTTTGTCTTCTAGTTTTTGTACCATTATCCTTCTAACTCCTCTTTAAAGAACCTGTAATAAAATTTATAGAACTCTGGATTTCTTTGTAGAATCTGTTTAACCTGACCTGCTAGCCACTCACGTTGTGGTAGCGCACCCACCTTAGCAAGGCTATCATTGTCTATGCCAGCTGCTTCTAAAGCTTTGTCTCTTAGATATAGATAGTCACGAAGTCCTGCTACAGCATCTGAATCTTCAAAGCGTATATCTGCTGCCATTCTACGAAGCTCATCTTTAACACGAGCCTTCTTATATGGGTCAGTTTCTATACTAAGACCTGCTTTAATAAAGGTATCACGAAGGTTCTTGCGGGCTTCTTCGTACTCTTCCTCACTGAAATCACCAGATATTAGGCGAGCCATTAGTCTATCATCGGCTGCATAGAAGCGCAAACTTGTAGCTCTTTGCACTAATTGTTCAGAATCAAACTTTTCTTTATTGCCAGCACGGCGTTGCCAGCGATATAACTCAGTAGAGAATCCACCAGCAGGGTATGCATATCCATAAGTCTCAGCATATAAGTCCACAACTTCTGGCTCTCGTTGAATTAACTCGTACGTCATCAGGTTAGTAGGAGCACCTGAAGATGTATTAATGATAGCAAATATAGCTTCTGGTCCATATAAGTCTAAGAAGTCAGCATAAGCCTTGTTGTAATTACCACCAGATGCTACTTCTAACTCCTTAAAGTCATTATACAAAGCGGTAGATAGCACAACATTTCCATCATCAAGGGTAGTTAATCCCTGTGGTTGTAATGGGAATGGGGAAACTAATCCAAATAAACCGCGGAATACTGTAAACCATTTAGCAAACTTGTCAGTATCCCTCATTAATTGAATCTGGTCTTCTAAGTCATTTAAGTCGTAGTTTCCACCACTAGCCAGATAATTCATAACTGGTGCAAAAGAAGCTGCGTATGATTCTTCTTGTCCAGGAAAAGCTGCTAATAATCTACGCCAGTTACCAGGAAGAAATGCTTCAAGTACGCCTTGTTTTAAGTCAGGCTCACCGAATGGAAAAATTATCTTATTTATAGTATCTCGCATACCAATCGGCGCAATGTTGATTGGGTTAACACCTAATTCATCTAATACTATTACCGCTATCTGTAGCCCTGGGCCAAAGCCTGGCATAATGCTACCTGATGAAAATGCAAAGTTCAATGATTGCGGTGTAGCAGCAATGGCATAAGGACCTTGCCTGCTAGCGCCTTGGCCAGTAACTAGGTTTGACAGGAAGTTAAGACCAGTACCTAGGAACGGAATAAAGAACTTGCGTTGCCCATCTAATGGGTCATTGAAGAAGAAGCCTTGGTTAGGGTCATAGTAGTCTTTAGCATCTGTTAAAGAATACAGTGCTGATGACTCTGGCTTTGTAAGCCATTGTAAACTCTTTTGAATCTTGTATACTTCCATTGGGTTATCCAGAGCAATCTGGCCCCACTTACGGATAGTATCTTCCCAAGCTGCACCAAATGGCGCAATCAAACGTAGTTGATGAAAGAGTAAACGCTTACGAGAAGCATCATAGAATAAATCCGCAACACGCTTACTAGCTACAAATGAAGCATACTCATGAGCTTCAGCTGCGGTAATATTACCATCACCCTTAGAATTCTTAAACGCTTTCCATACTGCGTGTTCTTTGCCGATTGGCTGGCCCTTAAAGCTTGTTAATGGAGTCAAAGACTTCTTAGCAACAATAGCCAACTGAGCTACAGCTTCAGCATCTAGTGCGCCAGAGATATCATAAATAGAATCCCAATATGATTGACGCCACTCAGGACCCATGGTAGATGTTTTCTCAATCTTAACAGCAAATCTAAAAAATCCTTCAGAAATTTTACTAAAAAGATTAATTTTTTTTCCAAGGCTTTGAAATTTAGCCTCAGGAATACTCATAAGCAATCCATCCCAATTGCCTTTACCATCGAAAGATTGCTTTAACATATCTGCAAACTCTTCGTTAGCATCTTTAAGAGCTTTTCTACCTGCTGATATTTCAGCAGCATTGCGGATTGAATTCTCTGCAGACTGTCTACCCTTAGGTACTTCAATCTTAAATCCTGGTTTATCAATTCTACCAAAAGCAATTAGATTCTTAATTGCCTGAGAAGCCTCGCCACCTAAGCCAGCTGCTTCCTCAATACGAGCAAGAAGAGATACCGCTCTACCGCCTTTGTCTACACCAGTAAACAAGTAGGTAGTTGCACCTTCTGGAGTAAGTAACCAATCACGAATCTCAGGCTTCTGAAGTTTAGCGAACTGAGTCCACTCATCTTTACCAGCGCCAACAAGTAAGTAATCTACAGTGGCCATCTGATTATCTAGAGTAGGGCCAGTACGAGCTACCGCTCTGCCTGCAATAGAGTTGTTAAGAATGCGAACTTCATTAGCAAGACCTTCCCACCAACGGGGATGGCCAAATGCTCTAGGTTGGAACCCAGCAAATGACATAGCAATGCGAGCATCATTATCTATGCCACTTATACCAGAGGTCATAAATTTAATATATGATTCACTCGCGTCATGAGCCATAACTTCAGCTGCAAACTCGTCTTTAGTTTTACCTAACTTAAAGCTTTCGTCTGTAACTGTATTCTTAAATGGGTCAAATTTATTCAACACAGCACGCCAAGGGGCGCCACCATCACGGCCTAGCCACATAGCCGTAGCCATTAATGGGTTATTAAAGAACGATATATGTCCTGTACCTAAAATACGAATCTGCTCTTCAGCAATATTACGCATAATATATGCTGGACGAACAAGGACAATACGCTTCCAAACTGTATTGGTTGCATAATCTAAAGACTCTTTGAGCGCTGCTGTTCCTTTATAATTAAGAGACAAAGCCTTAGTTACTTTATTTACTGAAGCAATTGTATTTAATAATTCACGAGCATCAGGTAAATATACTACTGAATTAAGATACTCAGAGTCTAGATGTGGGCCAGTAATAGTTACTTTTTTATTTGTAGAAAGCACATAATCTATCTTTGCTCCAGCTGCGTGGCGAGATGCCCAATATAATCCCATCTCGCTATTACCATTTTTAAATACACGAGTTAATTCTTTAAGAAGCTCTGGGTCTATAGACTTATCTATATTAGCAGCTAATATTTCATCAAAGAGTTTGGCAGAAGCAGTATAACCTGCCTCAGAAGCATCATCTGTTAGGGCTACAATGTCAGCTAATTCGTCTAGTTTAGCAGCAGATACATTTGTAATGCGGCCATAAGAATAAATCGCATCAATCAATGCATCTTTATCAGAGGTGTGGATAGCTTTACCCCTAGGTACAACTGTTAAACCTTTATTATAAGCTTCTACAACTTTATTATAGAATGGCATCTTGCGAAAGCCACGAGCGCCAAGACCTTTGATTGAATCAACAATCTGAGCTACCTGACCAGGAACAATCCTGGAGCTAAGCATCTCTCCAACAGCTTTTCCAGTTGCAGTACCTCTATCAAGTACACCAGCAGCGACTGTTCCCTTGGCAATATATGGAGCTAAAGCGCTTAATACTTCTTCACGGTTAGATGCAGCAGCAATAACCTTTGATTGTTCAACAGTAAAACCACCACGCCCGCCTGCTGACTTGCCTAAACGCCAGATTTCTTTCCAGTCTGTAATTTCAGAAAGAGCATCAATGGCTGGAGCAGCTGCAGAGCTACTTAAGAATCCAGCTACTGCTTCAGGGTCATAAACAATGTTATCATACTCGTCTGATTTTTGAACTCTCTCATTTAAAGCAGTAACAAACTCATCTTGCTTAGTAGCTCTTTCAGCTCCTACTAAATTATCTAGTTCTCTAGACGATTGAGTTATTCTAGCTGTAAGTTCATCAATCTCTGCATCAAGTATGGCTTTTTGTTGAAAAGCTTTAGCAGCTTTTACACCAGTTGATGTCCTAGCTACACGCTCTGCTTCTTTTGAAGCCTTCTTTATTCTATTATATACAATAAAAGTATCAGTTTTAATAGCAAAAGCTAGGTTTCCTAAAGCAACCATCACGCTACCATAGCTAGTATCAGCATTACCAAAGGTAATAGCATTGACTACTGGGTCAGCAAAGTAGAATGGACGTTGATAAGTCCTATTGCCTACTTTAACATTGACTGCAGCTATATCCATCTGTGCTTTACGCGCTGCAAAACCTGCGCCTGACTCTTCAGATGGGAAAAATCCTGCACCTAAATCTATTCTTTTTTCAGCAACAAGTTGTTTAGCAACCTGAGAGAGCTTTAATTGGTTTAAGATAGAACCAGGGCCGCTAGATAGTCCTAAATCTTCACGAGTTTTAGTTTTGTCGGTAGGTTCTCGAGTAAAAAAATTAATATCTCCTCGTACTGCTGCATCAATATCTTCTTTTAGGGTGCGAGCAGATGCCTGAATTAGCTCTCCTGGAGTCTCTCCTATGATAGAAAGGCCACGGATAGTACCTTTTATGGTTGACCATAGCTTACCACGAAACTTACTATTAAACTTTTCATTAGAAATACGTTGTGCTTCAGCAAAGTCATCTAATTCCCGCTGGGCGCGAGTCTGTGCATCGATATCAGCAAGTGTCTTAACAAGGTTATTGTTAGGAACTGCGCCATATGAAGCTAAGCTAGCAAGTAATCCACCAGAAAGGGTAGGATTTTGCGTAATTAAACGGCGAGCTTTCTCGCCTTCTTCGCCAGTAAGTAGCTCTGAGGCTTTAACTAACTGTTGATAGTCAGCTTGATTCTGTGTAAGCCTGTTCTCTTGTACACCAGTAATTGTCCAGGTACCATCTGGATTCTTTTTTACTGTTGGCTTACTCACATATTACCTATCTCTTGGTCTACCAATTCTAGGATGCGACGCAAATCCTGGTTACGTGGGTCGCGGATATACATTGCACGGATAGCTTGAATACCGCTATCTACATCTTGTCCCATACCAACACCTTGTGGTAGGTTTAATACTTCACTACCAGGGCCTGGGCCTGCATCTACACCAAAAGTAACTGGTTCATCAGGGCGCTGAGTTGGTGCATCTAATGGAATTAAAGGCTGTTGTACAAGCCCTCTTGCGATACCCATTTGTCCTGTAGGAGCAGTTGGCTTAATAGGAGCGCCTTGGCGTTGTTCATTAATTGCTTTGTTCTGTCCATATGTAAAACCTGTATAGTCTGTATTCATACCACTTTGTCCATTACCACCAAGTCCATTAACATTAGCTGGATTGTACTGAGGGGCTGTAGGGCGTCTACCACCACGATTCTCAACGGCCATTTGTATCCTCCTCAGGACTATAAGAATATTCTTCTGCTGATAACAGCATACCCTTGGCTAACCAAGGATTCATGTTTTCACTTACATCTGTCATAAGATAGCGTGTGCCTTCGTAGTCACTCCACTCACTTACTAATACCCAACCAGTACATATCTGGCTTTCTGAATCTTCTAACTCTTCGGCAAGTACTCTCATAGCCTTATCAACGGCTTGGGTAAACTTACTCATTTGAGTTGCTCTTCTACTTGGTACGGTGGTGCTGTGTATACACTAATTCGTGCAGCCACTTCCATTGCAACG